GTTAACTAGGTTATATTTGTTTATAGGGGTCGGCGGTGGCTTAGACCAACCTTTATGAAGTTTGGATACGGACTGGAATAAAATGGAGGTTACACCATGGCGGATGAACTGTATACTCGTCTTGAAAAGTACATGGAAGGAACGTCACTAGGTTTGACGGCCCTTGCTGAGGTACTTACAAAGATGGACTCTCGCCTTTTAAAGGCTGAAGAGGACGATGAAGCAACAGTGTTTGCAAAAGAGCAGGATCATGCTCGGACGAGTTTAATTAAAGATGTGGCTTCTCAAGTCGTATCTATGCTAAAGTCAACAGACGACCTTGATGGTATTGGCGAAAGAAAAGTTAAGAACAGTGGCGCACTAAACCAAGATGGTAATGACTCATCTACTGCTGTTTCTCCGGAAACTAGTGCCCCCAACCAGCAAGCAACGCTTCAGGCTGAGGACGAACCCGAGGAAGAAGAAGAGCCAGAAGAAAAGACAAGTAAGTATCCGATGAAGGAACAGGAAGATGATGATGAGGAAGCTGTTGAAGAAGCAGCTGATGAAGACGAGGATGACGAAGCGATGGAAGAGGCAGTTTACAAGCAGATGAAGAAAGAAATTTCTAACCTGAAGAAGCAGATTGCCTCCAATAATGTAGACCTTACTAAGTCTGTCAAAGACGAAACCGAATCTACTCTCCGCAAGGCGGGTTGGAAAGAGGAACGCAGTTTGGTTGCACCTACGTTGAGCTTGGGTAGTGATGAGGTAGAGATTGTTAAAGCTAACCCAACTGGTGGGCAGCTTGTCGATGAACTAGCTAACATGTCTTACTCAGAACTTAGAAAACTTCAATACTCTGTTGAACAGGGTGATGTAACAATTTAGTCTGAGACAATAGGAGGACAATTAAAAATGTCAGTTTCACTTGCAGAATATATTGCTCAGGCGAACCGTGGGGCAACCCAATCGGTTCTAGGCTCTGAGTACTTGTCGAAGGCGTTTAGCGGGACACCGTTTACCGTCGATACCGACACAAACATATTTACGACCACTTTCGGTCGTAAGGTATGGCATGCACTGAATAACCAAACTAGGTTCTTCAACGCACTTCCCAGAAATGTCTGGGGTAACGTAGCTGGTTGGAGGGTACGTTCAGACCGTGGGTCGGAACGCTCTAACCCAATTACAGAGACGGGTTCACTCCCATCTGTGGACATCTCAGCGATTCAGACAGTATCTTCACTGCCTAGTATTGTTGGTACGACGTTCGCAGCCTCCGTCAAGGCGATGTTTACATCGCAGCTTGAGGGTGGTGTTGGTGATGTTCTTGCTCTTGAGAACGAGAACGCACAGCTAGACCACATCAAGGAAATGAACCTTGAGCTTCTAGCTTCTTCAGTAGCGGGCATTACGACCGCAACATCGGATTCCTCAGTTGTCTTGACTAACGCAAACAACTTTAGGGTTGGTGACGCACTTGGTTTCTCAGATGCTGGTAACCTTGAGAACACTACGGGTGCTCAAATTACCGCTAAGGCGGCAGACCGGACGCTGACATTTGTAGCAGCTACCGGTGTGCTAGGTTCACCTCCAGCACAAGCTGACGCTGTTTTCACATACAGTCGAGCGGGCTTGACTTCAATTGATGACATTGTTTCAATTGATGGAACTAACGTCCTTGATGGTACAAACGCTACTTATGCTAACGCTTACGACCTCACTGCTACCTTGGCAACTGCTGGTCGAACCGTTGCAGATAACCCGTGGAAAACTGCGGCATCCGTACAAGCGAACGATGGTACCGGACGAGACCTTTCCCTGAACCTTCTCGATACAGCTATCCAGAAGATTCGTACCAATGGTGGTGAGCCAAAACTTATCGTCATGGGTCATGACCAGTACTTCAAGCTTGAGCGTTTGTTGAACTCTCAGCAGAGGTATCTTGGACAGGAAGAGTACACGGTTGGTATTGGTTCGGAGAAGACTTTCCCCGGTACTCGCACTGGTCTGATTCTTGCTACTTACATGGGAATTCCAATTCTTCCAGATGCGGATGCCACTAAGTCACCTAAGATTGGTTCTGTTGGCGGTACTCATGGTTCTAACGTTTACGTACTAGACACGGACTATCTTGAAGTTGCGGTAGCACAGCCTACCCAGTACATCGAGAACCGTGACTACTTTGCGGCTTCGTCGCTAGTAGTTCGTGGTTTGCTCTATACGATGGCTGAACTCAGGGCACACCGTTTTGACGTACAAGCAAAGATTGTTGATCTGAACGAGTAAACTAGAGACCTACTTTAGTAGCGTGGGGGAGCTTCGGCTCCCTCACACTACGCTTTTTTAGACTAAATCTTTTAGATTTCGGAGGAATATATAATGGTACTTACAGTAGGAACCCCAGAAGGGGCACCGACAGAGACTGGAGTTCCCGGCAACCTGAAGTACAGAATCGTCAAAATTACATTTGATAGTTCCTATGCCGCAGGTGGCGAAGCTTTAACGGCTACCACCTTAGG